TGAACATAGTTTAAAAGCCGCTAAAGCAGTAAATGGTTTATGGACTGCTGTAGACTTTATACCTTCAAAGAATAGACAAAAAGAACCACCATTTATGATTGAGGTAAACTCATCACCTGGTACAGAAGGTATGGAAGAGGCAACAGGTAAAAATATTAGTAAACAGATTTTAGAATTTTTTGAAAATAAAGATAATTGGAGAAAATCTCCAATGGAGTGTGGTTACAAAGAAGTTTTAAATATAAAACCTTTTGGTGATATTGTTGCTAAGTTTGACACAGGTAATAGTGGTATGAATGTTATACATGCTGATAAATATGAAATCAAAAAACAGAAGAAGATAACCTGGAAATTATTAGATAAAACTATAACATCGGATATTATTAGAACTGAACAAATATCCGTAGGTGGTATGAGAGACTATGAAGAAACCAGATATGTTGTAAAACTAGATGTTGAGTTTGCAGGCACACTATATAAAGATGTAGAATTTTCTCTAGATGATAGAGATAAAAGAAGTTTAATATTATTAGACCGTGAGTTTATGAATCGTATGAATGTTATGGTAAACCCTTCAAGAAAATATATCATAACAACTCATTACACCATTGACAAAAAGTAAAAAGTATATTATAATACAGTAAAAATTGAGGTAATTATTATGGCAAATGTGAAAATATTAAGGCTTACTACTGGTGAAGACATAATCGCAGAAGTGATTTCAGAAGGAACATCAGTAACAAAAATCAAACAACCGTTTACAGTAGTGCCAATGCAGGAATCTCCTGGTAAACCGGTTCAAATAGCATTCTCACCTTATATTCCATATGGTGAATGTGAAGAAGTAGACATGAAATCGGCAAATATTATTGCACAAGTAGAACCAAAGACTGATTTAAAAAATTCATATAATCAGCACACAGGTTCAGGTGTGGTAGAAATTGCTAAACCACAATTGATTACATAGTGGTTACTGTTTATTTTAAAGATAAAAACAGTTTATATTCAACAGATATTCAAGAAAATAAAACTGTAATGGAAGCAGCTCAAAAATTACAGCTGCCACATATACCAGCATTGTGTGGTGGAAACTGTGCATGTGCTACATGTCATATCAAAGTAGATGATTCATGGTTAGATAAAGTAACACCAATAGATGAAAAAACTACAGAAAGAGATTTACTTGAAATGAAAAATGATTATGACATAAAGAAAAGTAGATTAGCCTGTCAAATACACTTGACAAATGAACTAAATGGGATTATAATACACTTACTAGATGATGAACTTTTATAAGAATGTAATACAACACAAAGGCAAACTTCTTGTTAGAAGATTTGAACAAACAAAAGACACTAATAGAGAAGTCATAGAAAAGATTGATTTCGGTCCTACTCTATACTCTTTAACAAGAGAAAATTCTAAATTCAAAACCTTACAAGGCCAAAACTTAAAACCAATAACTTTTAATTCTATTGGTGACGCTATGAGATTTAGAAAAGATGTTGCAACAGATAATACTCCTATATTTGGTCTAGAAAGATATCACTATCAATATATCAATGAGCAATGGTCAGAACAAATAGAATGGTCAAAAGAATTTATTAAAATATTTACCCTCGATATAGAGACAACTTGTGAAAATGGTTTTCCAGATGTAGAAAATCCACAAGAACAAATAATTTGTATCACAGTTAAAAATCAATCTAATAAACAAATATTAACATGGGGTATTGGTCAATATAATACAGATAGAGAAGATGTTACATATATTGATTGTGAAGATGAAAATCAATTAATATATGAATTCATTAAATTTTGGAAGTCAAACTATCCAGATGTTGTTACAGGTTGGAATACAAAGTTTTTTGATTTACCATATTTGATGAATAGAATTAAAATGTTAGCTGGTGATAAAGTTGCTAACAAGATGTCTCCTTGGAATCTTATCAGACAAGAAGAAATATCTGTAAGAGGCCGACTACAAACAGTCTATACATTGTTTGGTGTTGTTATGTTAGACTATCTAGATTTATATAAATGGTTTATACCAACAAGACAAGAAAGTTATAAACTAGACCATATTGGTGAGGTTGAACTTGGTGAAAACAAAAATGAAAACCCATTTGATACATTCAAAGAATTTTATGAAAAAGATTTTCAAAAGTTTGTAGATTATAACATACAAGATGTTGAAATTGTAGATAAATTAGAAGACAAATTAGGCCTTATTGATTTAGCATTGACTGTTGCATATGAATCAAAAGTTAATTATGATGATATCTTTTCACAAGTAAGAGTTTGGGATACATTGATTGCAAATCATTTGTTAAAGAAAAATATATGTGTACCACCAAGAGAAGAACATGCAAAAGAAACAAAGTATGAAGGTGCATATGTAAAAGAACCAATAACAGGTATGCATGATTGGGTTGTATCATTTGATATTAACTCACTATATCCACATATCATTATACAATATAATATATCACCAGAAAAAATTATTGGTGTCAAATCAAATGGTATTTCTGTAAATAATTTTCTATATGGTAAATCTAAATTGGGCCATTTAAAAACAGAAGGTGCATGTATAACACCAAATGGTGCAATGTTCAAAAGTGATAATCAAGGGTTTTTACCTGAAATGATGGAGACAATGTACAATGAACGTGTTATCTATAAAAAACGAATGTTGAAAGCAAAAAAAGAATATGAGAAAACAAAGAATCCTGATTTAGTAAAAGAAATTTCTAGATGTCATAATATACAATGGGCAAGAAAAATTGCATTAAACTCAGCTTATGGTGCAGTAGGTAATCAATACTTTAGATATTATGATGTAAGACAGGCAAGTGCTATCACAACAGCTGGTCAATTTATTATTAGATTTATAGAAAACAAAATGAATGAATATCTAAATCAAGTATTACAAACACATGGTGAAAAAGATTATATTGTTGCCTCTGATACAGATTCTATCTATGTAAATCTAGGCAAGTTAGTAGAAAAAACATGTGAAGGTAAATCAACACAAGAGACTATTGATTTTCTAGAAAAAGTTTGTATAAACAAATTAGAACCATATATAGAAAAGTGTTTTGATGAACTATCTGATTATACTAATGCATTTAAAAATTGTATGGTAATGAAAAGAGAAGTTATTGCAAACAAAGGTATATGGGTTGCAAAGAAAAGATATATGTTAAATGTTTTAGATGATGAGGGTGTTAGACTATCAAAACCTAAACTAAAACTTATGGGTATTGAAGCCGTTAAATCTTCAACACCACAAGTTTGTAGAAGTCGAATTAAGGAAGCTATTAATATTATAATGTCAAAAGATGAAACAGAACTACAAAATTATATTAAAGAGTTTAGAAAAGATTTTTATAATATGATACCTGAACAAATATCTTTTCCTAGGTCATGTAATAATTTGAGAAAGTATAAAGATTCAGCAAACATATTTAAAAAGGGTACACCAATACATGTAAAGGGTGCATTGATATATAATCATAATATTCAAAAGTTTAAATTACAAAACAAGTATCCTTATATTCAAGAAGGTGATAAGATTAAATTTATAAAACTTGTTGAAGCAAATCCATTTAAATTTGATGTTATTAGTTACATTACAAAACTTCCACCTGAATTTAATTTAAATAAATTTGTAGACTATGAAACACAATTTCAAAAAACATTCTTAGCGCCTATGGAATTTATATTAGAAACCATTAATTGGAATGCTGAAGAACAAGCTAGTTTGGAGAGTTTTTTCGGATGAAAACATTAGAAAGAAAAGAAGCACTACATTGTGCAAATGCAATATCAGATTATTTTAAAAATTTTAGTAGAGTTGATGAGTATATGTTAGAACAAAAACTTGAACAAATAAAACATATGCCTACTGCTCTACCTGGTATGGGTTTTGAAACAGATTTATTTTCAGATTTCACCATGTCCCCTGAAGATATGAATATTAAGATAGAAGAACCAGATAATAAAACATTTGATTCATGTTTGAATATTATTTCAAGCCATACAAATATGACAAGTGTGCCTGGTAAGAATTTAAAACTAGGTATAAAAGAAACAAATACAAATAAATGGTTAGGTTTTATAAGACTTGCTTCACCTGTTATTAATATGAAACCTAGAAATGAATTATTAGGAAATGTTCCTGACTTAACATCATTTAACAAAACTTCTATCATGGGTTTTGTAATTGTGCCAGCACAACCTTTTGGTTTTAATTATCTAGGTGGTAAATTATTGGCAGCTTTATGTTGTAGTCATTGGGTCAGAAAAAGAATGAATGAAAAGTATGATATGAACTTAGTATATTTTGAAACTACAAGCTTGTATGGTAGTAGTAAATCTTCTAGTCAATATGATGGCATGAAACCATTCTTAAAAAACAGAGGTAAAAGTGATAGTGATTTTATACCACTAATGCATGGTGATAAGTGGACCAAACTTGTAGAATATGTTGAGAATAGAGTTGGGTCATTAGTACAAAAAGACGCCTCATCTAAAAAATTAAAAATGATGAGTGCAATTCAAGGCCTAATAAAAAGGTCTTTAGAAGGAACAGATTTAGAGAATTTTAGAAACACCATAAATGACGCTAAAAAACTTACAGAGAAGAAAAGATATTATGTGTCTAATTATGGTATAAGAAACTACATAGATATCGTAAATGGTAAAACCGATAAAATTATCAAAGAAGATAATTACGATAGATATGAAGTTGAAGAGCTTATCAATTGGTGGAAAAAGAAAGCAACCAAAAGATATGAAAGTCTAAAATCAGATGACAGATTAAGAAAAGATATCGAAGTCTGGACAAACCAAACCAACATTGACATTATAAGATAAATGGTGTATAATGTTTTTTATATTGAGGTAATTAATTATGAATGACTTTTTAAAGGATGTAATCAAAGAATCCGGCAACGAATATGCCACTCTCGTAAAAGATGGTGTTGCTGGGGCAGATGTAGATAGTTTCATTGACACAGGTTCTTATGCCTTCAATGCTTTACTATCAGGCGATATTTATGGTGGTTTACCAGGCAATCGTATCACAGCAATTGCAGGTGAGGCCGCTACAGGTAAAACTTTCTTTGCATTAGGAATATGCAAAAGTTTCTTAGAACAACATAAGGAAGGTGGTGTTGTATATTTTGAATCAGAAAATGCAATATCAAAAGAAATGGTAGAAAGTAGAGGTATGGATGCCGGCAGAGTTGTAGTGGTGCCTGTTGCAACAGTACAAGAGTTTAGAACACAATCAATCAGAATTCTTGACAAATATCTAGAACAAGATAAAGAAACAAGACAACCTTTAATGTTTGTACTTGATTCCTTAGGTATGTTGTCTACTACAAAAGAAATGGAAGATACAGCTGAAGGTAAAGAAACAAGAGATATGACTAGAAGTCAAATTGTTAAATCAGCATTTAGAGTTTTAACTTTAAAACTAGGTCAGGCAAATGTGCCAATGATTATGACTAATCATACATATGATGTGATTGGTTCTATGTTCCCACAGAAAGAAATGGGTGGTGGTTCTGGTCTTAAATATGCAGCTTCAAGTATTGTATATCTAGGTAAAAGAAAAGAAAAAGATGGCACAGAAGTTGTAGGTAATATAATACATTGTAAAAATTACAAGTCAAGAATTACAAAAGAAAATGCACAAGTTGATGTTAGACTATCCTATAAACATGGTCTTGATAAATTTTATGGCATGTTAGAATTAGCAGAAGAAGCTGGTGTTATTAAAAAGGTATCTACTCGTATTGAATTGCCAGATGGTAATAAACAATATGCAAAAACTATTAATAATGACCCTGAAAAATATTTCACAAAAGAAATGCTTGATAAGGTTAATGAATATGTTAAAAAGAAATTTAGTTATGGAGAAGAATAAACCACAATATGTGTTTGCACAAAAAGATGGTGCAGACCACTCATCTATAAAGATTGCAGATGAAAGATTTAAAGATGTTATTTTTGATTTTGGTTCAGTAGGCTTTGCTAAGGAAGAAAATGACAAAGGTGAACTTGCAATGAAATTTGATTACACAGTAGTTAAGAATCCTAATAATATTGATACTACTACTGATGAATTTGTAAATTTTATTGGAGATATATGTGTAGAACTTTTAGAGAAACAAATTAAAGATGGAAAACTTGACCTTAAATAATTCAGAAAGAATAGAGACAACGATACTCCGTAATCTATTCTTCAATGAAGACTTTACAAGAAAGGCTTTACCTTTTATAAAATCTCAATTTTTTAATAAAAGAGATGAAGCTATATTATTTTCTGAAGTAGAAAGTTTTGTTAACAAATATAAAAACTTACCAACAAAAGAATCTATTCTTATAGAACTTGGTCAAAGAAAAGACATAACAGAAGATGAACTAAAAGAAATTAAAGAAGTTGTAAAGACCTTAAATCCACAAGAAGATGATTTACAATGGTTGTTTGATACAACAGAAAAGTTTTGTAAAGACCGTGCAGTACACAATGCTGTATTAGATGGTATTAAAATTCTTGATGGCAAAGACAAACAAAAAACACCAGAAGCAATACCAAGTATTCTTGCAGAAGCCCTTGCAGTATCTTTTGACAATCATGTTGGTCATGATTACATAGAAGACGCTGACGCCAGATTTGAATACTATCATAGAAAAGAAAAAAGATTTAAGTTTGATTTAAATTATTTTAATCGTATCACCAAAGGCGGTGTCCCAAGTAAAACTTTAAACATTGCACTTGCAGGCACCGGCGTTGGTAAATCTTTATTCATGTGTCATTGTGCTTCATCATTCTTAACACAAGGTAAAAATGTTTTATATATTACTCTTGAAATGGCAGAAGAAAGAATTGCAGAAAGAATTGACGCTAACTTAATGGATGTAACAATAGATGATTTACATACCATGCCAAAAGATTTATATGATAATAAAATGAAAAAGTTAAATAGTAAAACATCAGGTCATTTAATTATCAAAGAATATCCTACAGCTTCTGCTCATAGTGGACATTTCAGAGCATTACTAAATGAATTATCATTAAAGAAAACTTTTAAACCAGATATAGTATTTGTTGATTACCTCAACATATGTGCGAGTAGCAGATTCAAGGGTGGAAATATCTCATCATATTTCTACATCAAAGCAATTGCCGAAGAACTTAGAGGTCTTGCAGTTGAATTTGATTTACCTATCTTCTCTGCTACTCAAACAACAAGAAGTGGTTTTGTATCAACAGATATTGGTTTAGAAGACACATCAGAATCTTTTGGTTTACCTGCTACAGCAGACTTCATGTTTGCTCTAATGTCTAATGAAGAATTAGAAGCATTAGGTCAAATGAAAGTAAAACAATTGAAAAACAGATATAACGACCCATCCATGAATCGTGCATTTATTATAGGTGTTGATAGAGCAAAAATGAGACTATATGATGTAGAGAACAATGCTCAAAACATAGTCGACAGTAATCAGACCGAAGAAACTGAAGACTATGTAACACCTGAACAGGCTTACGATAAATTCTCAGACTTTAAATTATAGCTTGACATAGTTTTTCTTTCCTTTATTATAAATAGTATAAGGAGAGAATATAAATGGCTTACAACATCGCTACAATTTCAGGCATTAGAAAACATTTTCCACAGGAATTATTTAAATTATCCAAGCCGTATTTTGATAAAATGCAAGAAGGCTCATTTTTCTGTGATGATAGTAAAATAAAACAAGGTAAGATACATACTGTAAAAATATCTTCAGATAATTTCATAAAGATAAGTCCTATTTTAAATAAGACTAAAGTAAAACCTGTTATGAAGGCCGGCAAAAAGCAAGCAGATGTTTTACTATCCAGTAAATATACGATAAGGTTTTTAGAAACAGGTAAAGTTTCAGTTAGAGCTTCAGACGCTCAATCTACAGCAAAACAAGAAAGAGCTTCATTAAGAATCATTGAAAGGGGGTTACGAGAAAATAAAAATTATACAAATATAGTTCAAATAACAAAAGATGTAAAGTTTTATAATGAATTAGTTAAAATTTATCCTGAGTTAAACGATACATGGTTAAAAGGTTTATTTGCACAACATAAAAAAATGAATCAACTATACAAGGGGGCTAAATTTGATGTATATAATAGAGATGGTGGTTTTATGGATTATATATCGAATATAGTTAAAGAAAAATTTAAAATATCTAAAAAAGATAGTTGGTGCCCTGCTGATATATGGTTAATAAAAAATGAGAAAAATGTTAGAAAATTAATAGATGAATCTGTATCTAGCAAATCACCTAGCATATCTAGATTAAATGATACTATGAGAACACTTTATGAAAAAAAACTTTTGGTAGGAGTATCTCTAAAAGCTATATCAGGAAATAATGCTAGATATGAAAATGTTAACACTCAAAATTCATCTTTAAAAAATTCTATAAATTTTAAATTGGACAATATAAAAATAAAGTTTTCTTTAAAATCAGATAACACCTTTTCATCATCTGATACAGTAATAACGATAAAACACAAAGAAGATGGAGCTAAATTTCAATTAAGACAAAACTCAAAGGGGTTCAATAATCTAAAATTTGAACCGACAAAAATAGGTGCTGGCGCAGCTAGATTAGGTAAAGTACCTCTTGATATGTTATCATCATTATTAAAAGATTATAATATTTCTGAAAAAGAATTTGTTAATAATTGGAGAGTATATCCACAATCTGCTACTGAATTTAAAAAGGTGCAGTATGAGTATAAAAAGAAATTTGATTTTATAAAAAATAAATCAGACACGGAAATTTCATCAAGTAATTTTATTAATAATGTAACAAAATCTTTTAATTCTCCTGATTTAAAAAACGGTGTAACAACATCAAAACTTCAACAGCTGGATTTCGTACACTCAATTTTAAAATTATCCGAAAAAAAACAAAATGAACTTTTAACAGAGATGTTATACCTTTCAGAGAAAAAAGGTATAAATTTTGCACCTTTCGGAAAATTGTACTAAAATAAATATTAGTATATTATTATAAAGTGAAACACAAAAAATAGTTCCATACCAAGATTCCTAAACTACTAAATAATATCAGTTACTTGGATTGGTATGTAAATCGTCCCTCATTTAGTGTCTCACACTTGACATTAACTGTTCCTTACGATATACTCCGAGTATAAAACATTTGATAGGAGGAAAAATCAAATGGGACAAATCTTACTTAATGCACGCTATCTATTAGCGCCGATTCTTATAATCGTAGCTGGTGCTGGCGTTCTTTTGGGTGGTATCATGGCTTGGTTAGGAGTAGCATTGCTATTCGTAGGTCTGCTTGTAGATATCGCTACAAAATTTGAAACAACAGGTGTAGGTTATGATGAAAACGGCGAATCTTTAGGTTGGCCAACTTTTCAAAACCTAACAATGTATTTCATGTTACCTGTATTCGTTTTGTTTCAACTAGTAATGGCATGGAGACTTTATACATTCATGGCACTAGGTGGAGCTGAAGGTGCAGTAATCATGGAACTCATTCCTGGAATATTAGTAATGCACGAAGGTATAACAGCTGTTAACTTAATCGGTGCTACATTATCTTCTGGTATCTTTATTGGTATCGGAATCATCTATGGTCACGAACTATCTCACACAAAAGGATTTGGATTCGTAATCTCTAGATTAATGATGGCATTATCAGGTTCAGCACATTTCTGTTACGCTCATGTGTACAACCATCATCTAGAACTTGCAAGTGAAGATGACCCAGCTACTGCACCTCGTGGTAGAACAATCTATGGTCATTATCCACTTTCATATCTAGGTCAATCAAAATTTCTTTTCAACATGGAAAAAGAAAGACTATCAAGAATGGGTGTATCATTCATTTCTTGGCAAAACCGTTGGATAAGAGGATATCTAATGGCAGTACCAACAGTAGCATTATTCTTTGCAGCTGGTGGTTGGATAGGTATGGCAGTACTAGCAACAATTTGGGGAATCTCAAACTTCGAGCTAGAAGCACTTAACTATCTAGAGCATTATGGTCTAATCCGTGTGAAAGACCAACCAATTGATTACAGACACAATTGGGATAACTCAACATGCTTTACTGCTTGGTTCTTTATTGAAATCGGTAGACAAGCTGACCATCACGACAGAGGAGAAACTCACTTTTGGGAACTCGAAAATGTCGGATGTCCAAACACAGGCTGGGGCTACTTCGTGGTATTCTTTATCGCATTAGTACCACCAATTTGGCATTGGTATATGAGAAAAAGATTGGCTGCATGGGATGAACACTTTGCAACTGATGAAGAAAAAGCAATTGCAAACAGAATCAACAAAGAAGTAGGTTATGAAGGAACACCTTTTGTTGGAGATGTTTTACAAGACGCTGGAAATGTAGACTTAGGTCTTCGTTCTGCAAAAAAATAAATAGTTTTTAAAACTAGGGAGAGGTCGTGAGGCCTCTCCTATTTTTTGTATAAATAATAGTATATAATTTACAAGTGATTATAGTATGAATAATAGAATATATGACGCCTCTTCAGTATTAAGAGAAACTTCAGAACTCGCTAAGACTGTAGACATGTTCAAAACACCTTTACATTTTTTCAATATAGATAAAAACTATCCTGATATAAAGAAGTTTTGTTTAGAAAAAGAATCAGAACATAGAAGAAAAGATTCTAAAGGATTTCAATATGAAATAGATTTAGATAAAGAACCATTTCATGAACTTGTATATCACGAATTAAATCAAGCTATAAATTGGTGTATCTGGGAATATAATAAGTTTCACTTAAATTTTAAAATCAGTAAAGCGTGGTTAAATGTACATAGAAAGGGTGAATACATAATACAACATGCACATCCTGAAGGAGATTTATCTTGCATATATTATGTTGATGTATGGGATGATACAGGTGAAATATGTTTTAGAAATCCTGATTATTTTATGCACATGGAAAGGGGTGTGCCATTAGCTGAGAACGCTTACAACGCCAGTCAGTTTACATACAAACCAAATAAATGGGACTTTATAGTATTTAAATCACACATAGAACATGAGATAAGACCAAATAGAATGGATGTTCCTAGAATTTCAATCGCATTTGATGTTAATTATACCGAAAGAGAAGAGGAGGAATCATGAGAGTTGTTGAATTATTTGCAACGCCTATATTCTTATTTGATATGGCACAAAAACCTGAAAAAAATGAATTAAAAAATATTGCAATAGAATATAAAAAGAAAAATAAAGAAACAAAAAAAATTCGAGGTAGTAGAGGTTCTTTTAAATCCGATTTCATGGATAATAAAGATTTAGTAACTAAATTTTATGATAGTATTTCTAGAGAAATAACTTATGTAAAAAATCAAATGGGTTTATTAGACTATGAACCTGAAATGTCATGTCCTTGGTTTAATATATCTTTAAAGAATCAATTTCACGAAAGACACAATCACCCTAGTTCAGATTATAATGCTATATATTTTATAGATATACCTGAACAAAAAGATGAACCATTAAAACTTATATTTGAGAATCCTGATTATATATCATCATTCAAGAAAAAGGAACCACAAATGTATAGTAAATATAATTCAACAATAACCACTATACCTCTAAAATCTGATTTGATGATTATATTGGAATCTCATGTGATGGCTGCTACAATGCAGAATATGTCAAAATCACCTGTAATATCATTAAATTTTGATATTAATTTTCATTTATCTGAAGAAAACATTTGACATTTCTCCAAAAACCTGTATAATAGAGTATCCTAGAGTTATAAATATTACTGTTCGGAGTGAGGTTTATATCAATGGATAGAATATTTGTATATGGAATAATTGGAGAGATATGTTCACATTTAAGGGTTATGTTACCAAGGCAAAGAATAAGCACTTAGAACATCTAGAGGACCAGATTATAGATGAAGGTTCTAAGGGTGGTCAAAATGCTGTAAACTTCTTAGTTGCAATTCGCAACATGCTAGCCGGTTCATCTAAAAAGAAAGTCAATATGACTGTCAAGTGGGACGGTGCTCCCGCTGTTATATGTGGTATCAATCCAGAAAACGGCAAATTCTTTGTCGGCACAAAATCAGTATTCAATAGAACACCTAAAATCAATTACACACCAGCAGATATAAACAGAAATCATGGTGGTGTATTAGCAGATAAACTACAAATCTGTTTAAAATATTTAAGAAGAATTGTTACAAACGGAGTATATCAAGGTGATTTACTCTACACAGTAGGCGACCTAAAAGGTGCAAACATAGATGGTGAATCTATGATTACATTTACACCAAACACAATCACATATGCAGTACCATCTAATTCAAGTATAGGTAACAGAATTAGAAAAGCAAAATTGGGTATCGTATTTCATACAAAGTATTCAGGTAAAACTATGCAAGATTTAAGAGCAGGTTTTGGTACAGTTACAGGTGGTGGAGGTTCAAATGTATTTCTTGCTTCAGCAGGATATAAAGACACATCAGGTGTTTCAAAGTTTACCACAACAGAATTAAATAGCTTTAACTCTTTAATTAGAATGGCACAAGGCTCATTAGGTAAAGGTAAAGTATTTTTAGATATGTTATCTGAAAGGTCATCAGACCCAATATCTGTTGCATATAGATTAAAAACATTTTTTAACTCAGTCATAAGAAATAGTACAGGTGATATGGGTCAAGTTAAAACTTTACAAAAACAATTTAGAGATTACTATTCTAATATATTAGACACAGAGATTAGTGCAAGAAAAACACAAGCCGGCAAACAAAAATTTATAAATGCAAAAACAGAAGGTCTAAGATTTATTGATAGAAATTCATCATCCTTATATTTTGCAATTGCAAGTCATATTAGTTTAGGTAGAGCAAAGAATTTTTTAGTAAGTAAACTATCACAAATACAAAGCATAGGACATTTTCTAAAAACACCAAACGGTTATAGAGTAACAGCACCTGAAGGTTTTGTTGCTGTAGATAAAGTTGCTGGCGCAGTTAAACTTGTAGACAGATTAGAATTTAGTCGTGCAAACTTTCAGATGGATAAAAATTGGGGATAATAAATGGCAAACTGGAGAAAAGATTTACAAGCATACGGACCTTTTGGACACGATAAAACGGTCTTTGAAGTACAAATGCTTGCCGATAAAGACGGCAATATTATTAACACATTTGGTGCAGCTTCAAATGTACCTATTGCAGCTGGTCTAGTTGACGGATATTCAGGTGTTCACAAATACGGTGCAGTTTTTGGTACTGCTGTTGGTACAATGTCAACTGTATGGACAAGAGCAGATACAACAGCAAATGCTTTGTATGATTGGACATATTCAGCAGGTACAATTACGGTAGAATCCTCATCAGGTTCAGATACAACAGATGTAACCATTTCAGGTTTAGATGATAACTATGCTGAAGTTTCTGAAACATTAACATTAACAGGTTCGACACCAGTTGCAGGCACTCAAACTTTCTCCAGAGTTAATCGTGCTTTTATGGCAGGTACAGAAACCAATGTTGGTGATATTCATGTAAAAAGAGGTTCAACAATCGTAACAGAAATTGCAGCTGATTATGGACAAACACTACAATGTTTATATACAATACCAGCAGGTAAAACAGGTTATTTGATGAACATAAATGCTAGTGCATCTAAAAACCAAGTTGTTGATTTATTCTTATTCCAAAGACCATTTAATGGTGCATTTAGAGTTTTATCAACTATATCATTAAACCAAGGTAATCAATCAATTGATTTTCCTGTACCATTAAAACTAACAGAAAAAACTGATATTGATTTAAGAGTAAAAGGTTCTTCTAATGCAACAATATCGGCAGATTTTACAATCGTATTAGTGGATAATCCTAGTTAATAATGAAAACATTTAAACAATATATTTTTGCAAAACTAAAAGAGGCAACAATGCCTATGAGAATTATTATGTTAGGTGGACCTGGTTCTGGTAAATCTACTTACTCTAAATTCTTAACAAAAGAATATCAAATACCTCATGTGTATACAGGTGATATGATGAGAGATTTAGCAAAACAAGATACACCAACAGGCCGTAAAGTAAGAAGTGCATTAGAAAAAGGTGATTATGTAGATACAAAAATTGTATTAGATACACTACAGGCCAGATTACAAAGAAAAGATACAGAAAAAGGATATGTATTAGATGGTTTTCCTAGAAGTATGGAACAAGTTAAAGAAATGGAAAAAAGAAATATCGGTTATGACCATGTTGTATATCTAGATGTTGCAGAAGAAGAAGTCATTAGAAGATTAATGTCTAGAGGTCGTGCAGATGATAAACCAGACATTATAAAAAATAGAATTAAAGTTTATAAAAAACAAACACAACCTGTTGTAGATTATTATAAAGACAAACTTATAACTATCAAAGCAAAAGGTGGTGAAGTTATAGAAGACATAGCCGCAGAAATAATAAGTAAGATAAATGAAAGACTATAAAACATTTTTAATAACAGAAGGAGTTTATGACCCTGGTATATTTAAGGCATACTTTCTTGCAGGTGGACCAGGTTCTGGTAAAACATTTGTTACAGCAAATGCATTTGCAGGTACAGGATTAAAATTAGTTAATTCTGATGCCGTATTTGAAAGATATTTAAAACAAGCTGGATTGTCTATGAAAATGCCAGAATCAGAAGCTGAAATTAGAGATGAAATAAGAACTAGAGCAAAAGCAAAAACATCTGGTAAATTAGATTTATATATTAAGGGCAGATTAGGTTTAGTTGTTGATGGTACAGGTAGAGATTTTGAATTGATATCTAGACAACAAAGACTATTAAAATTTATAGGGTATGATACTCAAATGATATTTGTAAATACCAGTTTAGATGTTGCATTAGAAAGAAATAAAAAAAGAGAAAGAACGGTACCTGAATATATTGCTACAAAGAATTGGAATACAGTACAATCTAATATGGGTAAGTTTCATAAATTATTTGGATATCAAAACATGCATATAATAGATAACAATAGAAGTGAAAAAGAATTAGTAACAGTAACACTAAATAAAGCTGCTAAGGTAGTTAGAAGTACAATGAGCAGACCTTTGGGTTATATAGCTAAACAATGGGTCAACAAAGAACTACAACTAAAGAAAAGAACATGATAGACTTTCTTAAAAAATTTAAAGACTTTATATCTACAGGTAAAGAAGTGGAGATTAAAGAATCAATTATTGATATACCAAGGCGTATCTATGCGCCAGGTGTATTTGATGACGCTGATACTGAAAATCCAAAACTTAAACAGGAAGTCTTAGATATTATTAATACACAATTAAAAGAGTTTGAAAAACTTGCACCTGTCGTAAGATACTCTTTAATAGGTTCTATACTTACAAAAAGATATCGTAATGACGCTGATTTAGATATCAATGTATTGTTTGATGTGCCAAAAGATGAACAAGAAGCAAAAAGATTAGAGTGGTCTAAAAAATTAAAAGACATAAATGGTAAAAATATACCAGGCACAGAACATCCTGTAAACTATTATGTAATGACTGACCCTGAAGTAGAAAGAAAAAATAATGAAATGGCAGATGGTGTATTTGATATAGAAAATAATACATGGGAAAGAAAACCAGAGCCTGATACATTTGAACCAGAAAAATATGAAGCAGATTTTCAAAAGAAAGTCAGAGAGTTGGATGTAATTAAAGGTGAACTAAAAAGAGATTTAATAGATTACGATGAACTTAGCAATCTAACAAACAATGATGTTCTTAATCTACAAGATAGAGTAAATAAAAAACTAGAAGAAATAGAAGATAGTATTAGAAGATTTAAAGAGATAGGTGATACACTAACTACAGATAGAAGGGATGCTTTTGCTACTGATATGACACCTGATGAAATCAGAGAATATGGTAAGAAGAATAAATTGCCTAAAAATGTTATCTATAAAATGTTAGAAAAATACCATTATCTAAAATTCTATAAAAAATTAAAAGAGATTTTAGAAGATGATAAAATAGATGATAAAGAAATTGCAGATTTACAAAAGCATGAAGAACTCGAATTAAAAGAAGCAGTAAATAAAACTTTAGTATTAACATTTGGTAGATTTAATCCACCTACAATAGGTCATGAAAAATTAATTAAGAAAGTGGCAAGTACACCTGGAGATATAAGACATATCTATTTAAGTAAATCACAAGATGTACAAAAGAACCCATTAACAGTAACACAAAAGATTAAATTCATGAGAGACATGTTTCCACAATATAAAAACATGTTTAGAATACCATCATCAAATATGGTCTTAGATATTATGGTACAAGAGTATAAAAAAGGATTTGAAAATATAACTATGGTTGTAGGTTCTGATAGAGTAAGAGAATTTGAAACACTTATTAAAAGATATAATGGTGTAAAAATGAGAAGTGGGTTTTACGATTTTAAAAATATCAAAGTTATTAGTGCTGGTGAAAGAGACCCAGACGCTGAAGGCGCTTCAGGTATGAGTGCAAGTAAAATGAGAGCTGCTGTTAAGAATGATGACTTTGAAACATTCGCAAAAGGATTACCACCATCATATAAAGGGGCTCAAGAATTATTTAAAGCAGTTGCAACAGGTATGAGAGTATCTTATAATAGAAAGAAATTAGCTGCTTCAGTAAATCATCATATGGGTTATAACTTTAAACCTATTGCTAGTTTAGAAGAATTTGAACAAAATCAAATAAGAGATATGTATATCAGAGAAATGATATTTAACCTAAACGATAAAGTTAATTATGTTAAAGAAGATGTACAAGGTGTAGTTAAAAGAAGAGGTACAAATTATATAGTAATTGAAGACAACAATAACAATTTACATAAATGTTGGATTTGGGATTGTGTACCTGTATCATCAAACAGGGAAATAGAAATGAGAGAATATGACCTAAATGTAGATTATGGTTTTGAGGCAGTTAATGAAAAGACTGATGATGGCCATACAAAAAACATAGAACAGGACAGAGATGTCAAGAAGAAAAAAGGAACACAACCTAAAAAATATTATAAAGGTTTAAGTAAAGATGTCAAAGATAAAAGGGCAGACCATTTCAAATCACAAGATACTACAAAACCTGGATATAAACCAGCGCCTGGTGATGATAAAGCAAAAACTAAACCATCCAAACATACACAAAAATATAAAAAGATGTTTGGTGAATTTAAGAAAGATTTAAAAGACGCTTGTTGGTCAGGCTATAAACAAGTAGGTATGAAAACTAAAAATGGTAAACAAGTACCTAACTGTGTGCCTGAATCATATGAGATAGGCCAAGACTATGCTAATCATACAAAAGAAGTAACACCAGGAGAAACACCAACAGAGAAACCTGTTGATTCTAAATTAAGAACTCCTGAGAATACTATAAATAAGGATAGTAGAAAGGATAAATATAAGATGAAAACATTCAAAGAGTATGCAGAAGATGATATATATGCACATCTGGACGAAGAACTAGAGATTACAGAGGCAGAATATCAAGGAAAGAAAGTAAAACTCAACGACCCAATAAGAGGTGGTAGTAAGAAGTTTTATGTATATGTTAAGAATGATAAAGGTAATGTGGTCAAAGTATCTTTTGGTGATACAACAGGATTGAGTATCAAGAGAGATGACCCAGAGAGAAGAAAAAGTTTCAGAGCAAGACACAAGTGTGATACTGCTAAAGATAAAACAACAGCAAGATACTGGTCATGCAGAATGTGGACTGCTAAAACTAAAGTATCTGATTTAGACTAGAGGAAACAATGAGTAGATATAGAAAGACAACAGGTGAACTTTTAGAACAAGTAAGAATGTTTGAAGGTAAGATGAAAGATATCTATACTATGGCCTTTGCTGGTGATAGTGCAGAAAAAATTGCTAAAGAACTTAATCTAGATGTTAAAACAGTTAAACAAGTGCTAGGCGAAGAAATTGCAATGGAAAAAGTCGAAAGAGTTCCTACTGGTCAATACATTGTTTCTTATAAAACACAAGATGGTACAAGAAAAGCTAGAGTATTTGATTACAGGCAACATGCACATGACTTTGAAAAGAAACTAAAAAGTTATGGTCTTAAATCTGAAGAAGAATTAAAAGAGTATAATCCTGATTTTGGTAAAGACGCTTCTGCTGGTAGAAAAGATACAGCTGGAGAAAAAGATAAAATTATCAAAGATGATAAAGATAAAGATAAAGAAATTCAGTCATTAAAAAATGACATAGCAATGCTCAAAACAAAACTTGAAAATGAAAAAAATAAGGCAATTAAACCTGAACCAAATCCACAAACAGGTGAAGTACCTTTAACAGTAGGTGTTGCATATAAACATTTCAAAGACAAAGAAGAAAAGGTTAAAACAGAAGAAATAGAATTAGATGAAATGACCTTTAACAAAGCTATGGTTGATAAACTTAAAAAGGCATATGAACCTTTAAGAGGCAAAAGAATAACCCCTGAACCTTTAATGAAAATATTTGATAAGATTGATAGTAACAAGGATGCTTTGATTACACTATACAAGGCAGACATACCTTTTGTTAGTACACTAGCAGGAAGTAGACTTTCTCAAAAACATAATTTAAGTCCTATGGATATTAAAAGAATTATATCTAAAGAAGAAGTACAAGAATCAGTTAAATTTAAATATGCTCTTGTAGATACCTCTAAAGATAACGAAGTCCTTTCTTTGTCTTCTGATGAAAAAGATTTAAAAATGAGTGTACATCATAGAAATAGAGGTTTTTTAAAAATTGTTAAATTAAAAAAACCTACCACTAACGATTCAATGATAGGATATTCACTTAAAGAAGAAACAGAACTTACAGAATACTTTGCAACAGTACATTCAGACAAGAAACAAATTGCAGACTTCATTAAGAAAAACAAATCAGGTATTGATTATGTAGATGATGACGCTGGTGGCAACATAGAGTTTGAAGGTAAAAATGCTCATGAACTTGCAGATAAAGTAAAGGCAAAGTTTGGTGTAAGAGTTACAAAAGAAAGTTTTGAACCAATAGAAGATAAATCATTAGATGAGATGTCTTTACCTAGTATGAATAAACCAATGACTGTTAAATATACTTACACAAGAAATCCAGATTTATTTGATAAGACACTTGCTGGTACAAAGACAGGCAAGAAAATGAAAAATGTAGGACCTAAATTGAAAGGTGTATATGTACTGAAAGGTACAGGCAATGACCATTTAGACTTCTTGAAAAAATTAAATAGTGTAGGTATCATGCCTACAAATAAAATTTTAGGTGAAGAACTAGAAGAAGACACTAACAAATATATTACAGAGAAAATAAAAGGATTAGAAACAAAGGCAAAGAAAACAGGCATGCCATATGGTATCTTAAAGAAAGTATACGATAGAGGTATGGCCGCATGGAAAGGTGGACATAGACCTGGTGCAAGTCAACAACAATGGGCATTTGCAAGAGTAAATTCATTTGTAACTAAATCATCTGGCACATGGGGTGGTGCTGATTCTGATTTAGCAAAAAAAGTTAGAGCTTCAGAAGAAGTAGAAGAATCAAGACAACTAAAAGACCCTAACAAAGAAATGATGGTTGTTAAAAATAACAAAGTAATAGTTATAGATAAATCTGATTGGGACAAATATAAAGCAAAAGGTTATGATATGGCTGAATCAGTACAAGAGGCAGACTTGACAGACAAACAAGTAGACATGGTCAAGAAAGTTGCAGACAAACTACCTATGAAAGATTTCAAAAAACGATATGGTAAAGACGCTGAAAATGTTAAATTCGGTACTGCTACTAATATTGTTAAGAAAAAACTAAACATTGATGAATACGAGGGTGCAAGAAACCTTGTAAATAAATTATTAAACAAGGAGAAAGACTAATGTCAAAATATTTAAAGACAAGAGAAGGTAGTCTAGAAGACTTAGTAGCAGGCGTAACTGAAGGCAAACAGTCAGAAGATTATAAACAATTATTTAAGAAAGAACTTGAAAAAGCTGGTAAAGGTATTGGTGCAATGTCTGACCAGGAGAAAAAAGCTTTCTTTAATAAAATAGATAAAATGCATACAGCAAAAAATGAAGAACCTAAAGCAGACAAAATGAATAAACAACAAAGGTCTGTTAAGGGTGAATCAGTAGAACTAGAAGAAGGTGGTGTTAAAGACTTCTTAATGGATGTTGAAGATGACGCTGGTTCTATGAGTTTAAATGACTTAATCAAAAAGTATTATGGTCAAATGGGGTTAACTGCTCAAGAAATCAAAAAGATTTATTACAGAGTAAATGAATCAGTAAATGAAGAAGAAAAAGAAATCGAAGAAGTTAAATCTTTAAGAGACACAGTACATGACATTTGGAATCAAGCTGCTTCAGAAGAAGAAAAAAGAGAAGATGACGCTAAGTGGTTAAAGACTGAAGAAAAAAAAAGCCTGAGTGAAGTCGATTCAAAAATAAAATGTCCTGCATGTGGACATATGAATAAGATGGATGCTGAGAAATGTGTAAATTGTGGTGCAAGTCTAACACAAAAATCTAGACCAGCAAATAACAGGCGTGAAGAAAAAAAAGATAAAGAAAAGACTATGGTGGGTACTCCTGCTAGTAAAGTAGACCCTAATCCAGAAGTAGAGTTTGATAAGTGATAATATATGTGGACATGGACGGAGTGCTTTGCGACTTTGTAAGGCAAGTTGAAAAGGTTCACGGATTTAAAATAAACAATTGGTCTCGTATGCAACCAGCTGACCGTTGGGTAAAGATAAGAGAATACGGGAAGTTTTGGTCAGATATGCCTTGGTATCCTGGTTCAAAACAGATGTGGTCATATATACAAAAGCATGATGTAAAGATATTATCAGCATTTGTAAGAGAAACTCATGACCCCAATTGTAAGAAAGGTAAATTAGCCTGGATTCAAAAGAATCTAGGTTTACCTTCAAGTAAGATACATCTAGTTAAAAGACATCAAAAACAAGATTACGCTAGAAAGGGTAGTAAACAAAATGTTTTAATTGATGATTTCCCAAAAAATATTAAACAATTCAACGATAGAGGTGGTATAGGCATACGCTTTAAATCACCACAACAAGTCATATCCGACCTCAAAAAACTAGGTTTATAATACCTAATCTTATAAATAGTGTTATACATTAAAAAGGTGATTAATTGCAATTAATTTATTTAGTAAAAGGAGAGAAATTATGAGTTTATGGGGAGCATCCGATGCTGATGAATCTAAACCTAAGAACTTAACTACAGCAGAGAAGAAAGAAGTCTTTGCTACAACTAGTGGTTGGGTGAGAGAAGCAGGTTCAAAATTAACAGGTAACGGAAACACAAGTGCGACACCAGAAGTTTTGGTTGCAATCGGTGGATTGACAACTCTTTTAGGTGCGGCTGATATTACAAGTATTGATTTTAACATTACAGCATTTGATAAATCAGATGGTGGTACTTTATCAGTAACAGCAAGATTTAACGAGGCTGTAACAGTTACAGGTACACCACAATTAACAGTAGTAAATGATACCAATGCAAATCATACATTATCGTATGCTAGTGGTTCAGGTACTAATGAATTGATATTTACATTAGTAATTGCAGCTGGTAACGCAGCTACAGACGCTGGTGATGAACTATCAATTGGTGCTAACGCTATGTCGCTTAATGGTGGAACAATCAAAGATACTGGTACTACAACCAATGCAACAATTACTAATAGTTCAGCTATTGGTACAGCAGCTGGTACAATAACAGTAACAGCATAAATAATTTATAAGGGTGCCTTAGGGTGCCCTTATACATATAATGAGAAAGTGGTCTATGTGTATGCATAGAGTAGCATTCCCGAAAGGGTTTAGGAGAAAAAAATGGCAGACAAAAAAATAACGGCATTGACCGATTTAGGTGATAACCTAGCAGCTGCAGATTTATTTCATGTTGTGGATGACCCAAGTGGTACACCTGTCAACAAGAAAATAACAGCAGCCGATGTATTTAATAACATACCTTCATGGTTGGGATTATCAGACACCTCACAATCAGTTACAGCAAGTGGTTCATCTACAGCAGTAACATTAACTCAATCAGTTACAGAAGTAAGCGCTAACTCAGCTGCTGAAACACTAACTGTAGCAGACGGTTCTGATGGTCAAATCAAAATAATTCTAAACACTTCAACTTCAGGTACACAAGTAGTAACTATAACACCTACAAATTTAAGGGGTTATACTTCAGTACTTTTAAATGCGCCTGGCGAAAGTGTAACTTTGATGTTTAAAAACTCAAATTGGAATATTATAGGTGGCAACGGCTACGCAACAGCTTAATTAAATTATAGGAGTATATTATGGCAAACGGTGCAATTACATGGCAGGAATTAGAGGAAGAAAAGAAAAGACTAGAAGAAGATTTTGCTAAGACACAAGATGGTATTAAACAACTTGAAATGGAATTAGGAAAACAAAAATCTAACTTAAATGCATTATTTGGTGCAGCTCAAGAGGTAGATAATCTTATAGTCAAAGCTAAAGAGGGATTAAAGTCAGAAGCTAGAAAAGTAGCAGATGGCAAAAAATAGAAATGAAAAAATTTAAAGACATGGTCGATGAATTAGAATTATCAGATTTTGAACAAGAAGTCTTGTATCAGGATAATTCTGAAGAAGAACAATCTTTAAATGATAGTGAAGAACAAAAATAGAGGTAAAGATGAAAACATTTAAACAACATATGAATGAAATGGTTGTCGGTTCAGGTGCTAAAACAGCTGCTTCTGTAGGTACTACAGTAGATGGACAATCAGTTGAGGATAGTGTTATCGGTGCTCATAACATTCATGATGAAGAAGTGCTAAAGGTAGTAAATGGTTTTGTTGGTGCAATTGCAGGTAGAGAATATCTTAACCCACAACATGCAGTAAACGAACTAAAAGAAAAACTATCTAGAGTAGGTCTTTCATTTGAGTGTGAATTAGAAGGTGAAAAAGGTACAACAACATGTGAATTTTAACAATTTGGTGGC